AATGAAGTACCTACAGGCTCACTACCCGAAGAGGTACGTGATGATATACCTGCACAACTAAGTGAAGGCGAGTATGTTGTACCTGCTGATGTTGTACGCTTCTATGGTGTTAAATTCTTTGAGGATCTCCGTACACAAGCCAAAGAAGGCTTTGCTGAGATGGAAGCTAATGGTCGTATCGGTGGTGAGCCAATACCACCAGAGGGCATGGAGATGGTTGAGCCAGAGGATGAAGACTTCCCGTTTGACATCTCTGAGTTACAGACAGTCGCAGAAGATCAGCCTATGGTAAATATGAAGGATGGCGGGTACTTAAAAGGCTACAATGAGGGTGGAGACGTAACTACACCTGCTATACCTGACGTTTCTTCTATATTTGAAACAAACTTTATGGCTGACAATATCGAGTATAGAGAATACCGTGACCCAAAAACAGGGGCGGCATTTTCCTTACGCTTTGTTGATGGAAAACCAGATGCAGCAGCCCAAGCTATGATTGACGCAGGGTATACTACATCTGACAGTTACAACCCTTCCCCAGAGATAACTGTGCAAAACCCTGAAACAGGTGAGTCCACTAACATTAGAGCAAATGAAGAGCAAAATAAAGCCAATCGAGAGTTAGAGAACGTTAATACAGCAGCAAAACAGTTTGAAGATTACGAAGATGAAGAGCTTTTTAAGTTAGCTACTAATTTAGGTAGCCCAAAGATAAACAAAGCTTTTTCTGGTCTTAGTACCTTTGCTGGTCCTGTAGGACTTATAGCACAAATAGGTAAACGTGCCACAGGTTTTGCAGTAGCTAGAGAGCTAGAAAAACGCTACAGAGCAACAGATGATGATGCACAAAAAGCTAAGATACAAAAGCTATTTGATGGTGTAACTAGACGCGGAAAAGATGAGGGTCAGGGTATTCTTGGCGGCGGCGGTGTATTAGGCGGCGGCGGTATTCTTAATGACATGAATAATGATGGCGTAGTTAATTTCTTAGATACATGGGCAGGAGATCAGATTGATGATAGCTATGAAGGGCCATCATTAAGTGATAGCTTTCATGGTGCAAGACGTACAGGTGGCACAGGAACGAAGGCAAAGAAGAGTTTAGTTGATCATAAACCTGCTAAACCTACAGGTAACAGAGATCCCGGCCCATCAGGTGCAGAAGTCGCAAAAGCAGCAGCAGCAAAAGCCACTAAAAAAGCCAAAGAGAAAACATCTGGCTTATCTTCTACAGAGAAAAAAGGCGGTGCAGCATTAGACCAATCTTATGGTATATCTGGGTTATCAAAAGGCGGCTTAATGGATAAGAAAAAGAAATAATAACTAAACGACAATAAATAACTATAAGGCTACCCAGCTTAGGCTGGCCCCAACATAAAGGAGTAAGAAATGTCGGAAGCCCAAACTATTGCAGTTGAATCTGTATCACATATGCGTAATATGTCTCGTGTACAGAGAGATGAACAGGAGTTAGCGCAGCTTTTAAAAGATGCTGGCATAAAACAGGACGATGAAGAGCAAGAAGCCTCAACAGAAGAAGCTACTCAAGAGGAACCCAGTAGCTCAGAGTCTGTCGAACCCGAAGTACAGACAAAAAGTGATACCAAACAAGAAGAAGCCTCAGAGGAAGCAGAAGCACCCGCAAAGGATGATGCTGATCTGAGTGCAGAAGAGAAGAGCTTTAAAAAGCGATACTCTGATATTCGTAAGTACATGCAAGAAAAAGATGCAGAGTATAAAACGGAGTTAGATAAGCTAAAGGGTCAACTAGACTTAGCTGCTAAGAATGAGCTTGTACTACCTAAGTCAGAAGAAGAGATTGATGCTTGGACTAAGAAGTACCCTGACGTAGCTGGTATCATTGAAGCTATTGCGGATAAGAAGGCTAATGAACGTGCTTCTGATCTAGATAGTCGCTTACAAGAAATAGAAAGTATGCGTACTCAAGCTAAGAAAGAAAAGGCAGAGGTAGAGCTACTTAACATACACCCTGACTTCGCACAGATCCGCGAAGATGATGCATTCCATACATGGGCAGAAGAACAGCCTAAGTGGGTACAGGATGCTTTGTATGAAAACACAGACGATGCTAAATCAGTAGCTCGTGTATTAGATCTCTACAAGGTAGATAAAGGCATCAAGACAATGAAGCAGTCTAGCAGCGATAAGAATGCTGCTTCTTCTGTAAAAGCTAAGAAGGTATCTACACCTAACCCAGACGATTCATCTAACTATATTAGTGAGTCTATGGTAGCTAAAATGTCTATCAAAGAATACGAGAAGCGCATGGAAGAGATCTTAGATTCTCAGCGCTCTGGTAAATTTATTTATGATATGTCAAAGAAGTAGTTGACAATAACATTATCATAGATAAAACTATAGCATATACACATATATTAAAGTGTGTGTATGCTTTATGAAAAGCACAATCGCCACAAATATAAGACTCACCCTGACGTACAGGCCCAGCGCTTACAGAGAGGCATCTCTAAAGCAAAGCTGACTACCCTACTACAGAAGGCCTCTTTCAAGTGGGTATAGTGTTACTATCAACGCCATATCATTGAAAGGAAACCATTATGGCTATTACATCCGCATCAGGTGGATTTAACGGAAACTTCTCTCCGATTATCTACTCAAAACAGGCACAGATTGCTTTACGGCGTTCTGCTGTCACTAACGCAATTACCAACAACTCATATTTTGGTGATATTGCAAACCAAGGCGACACTGTTCGCATTCAAAAAGAGCCAGACGTAACCGTCAACGCTCTGCAACGTCATACAAACATCTCTGTTGAGAAGCTTGATGATTCTGACTTTTCATTGACCATCGACAAAGCAAACTACTTTGCCTTTAAGATGGATGACATTGAAGAGCAATTCGCCAATGTAGACTTTGTTCGTTTAGCATCTGATCGTGCAGCTTATAAAATGGCTGACTCAATGGATACAGACGTACTGTCATACATGACTGGTTTCACCTCTGCAGGTGCGCTGATTACATCTACTTCTGGTGATGCACAGCACCCAACAGCCAATCAGCTTGATGGTGAATTCTTGAAAGTGAATCACTTGGACGCTACTGACTTTGGTTCATTAGGTTCTGCTGACTCAGCTTCAACAGCCTACGCAACTGGTGACTCAATTCCATTGGCCCCACGTTTGCCTGGTGCAACTGCCTTGTCAACTGCAACTGTCTCACCTTTGACAGTAATTGCACGTATGGCTCGCCAGATGGACACAGCTAACGTTGAGTCACGAGGGAGATGGCTGGTTGTTGACCCAGTGTTCGTAGAGATGCTCAAAGACGAAGACAGTCGCATGTTGAACGCCGATTACGGTGGTGCTGGCTTGCAAAACGGTCTTGTGTTGAACAACTTGCACGGCTTCCGTGTATATGTTACAAACGCATTACCTGCTAAGGGTACTGGCGCTGGCACTTCTGGTGCTCTGGCTCAAGACGCCAACTTTGGTGTTATCTTGGGTGGTCAGGATGATGCTGTTGCTTCTGCAGAGCAGATCAACAACGTGGAAAACTATCGTGATCCAGATTCATTCGCTGACATCGTGCGCGGAATGCACCTTTACGGTCGCAAAATTCTTCGCCCACAAGCGTTGGTCACTGCAGTATACAACGCTGCTTAATTGATGTTATACTTAGGGGCTGGCTACATGCTGGCCCCTTTGTGCTTATTATAAGGGATACCCTCAATGGCTATTACTACAGCAATGTGCAACACGTTTAAGCAAGAGCTACTTGGCGGTGTTCACGATCTTGATACTCACACACTAAAATTGGCTCTAATTAAAGCTTCACCATCAGGTACTTATGGTGCAGCTACTGCTAACTATTCAAATGTTACTGGTAACTCCGACGAAGCATCAGGAACAAATTACACTGCAGGTGGTCAAGTACTAGATGGCGCTGCTATTACTTTAGATGGTAGCACAGCTATTGTTGACTTTACTGATGAAGTATTTCAAAATGTAACTATCTCTACAGATGGTTGTATTATTTACAATACTGCACAGGCTAACAAAGCAATAGCAGTTATTGACTTTGGCGGTACTGTTAGCGCAACAGCAGGTGATTTAACTATTGAGTTTCCTGCAGCTGCAGCAGGTACGGCAGTAATTCGTATTGCATAAGATACTTTAAGGATACCTATCTATGACAATTAAGTTTGCAAATCGTGTAAAAGTAAATACGTCTACTACAGGAACAGGTACTATTACCCTTGGTTCTGCTGTAGGAGGATTTCAAACTTTTGCTCAAGGTGGTATCCTTAATGGTAACTCAGTACGCTACACAATTATTAATGGTAACAACTGGGAAGTAGGCACAGGAGTCTACACTCATAGCGGAACCACTATGTCAAGATCCTATGAGGAAAGCTCTACAGGGTCTTTACTTAATTTAGCAGGTGAATCAGAAGTATTTATTACTACGTCTGCTACTGATATTGAAAACTTAGGTAATCGCTCTATTGATTACTTTTACTTTACTGCTACATCTGGTCAAACAGCGTTTACTGGTAATGATGACAATAGCAATCAACTAGCATTTTTTGAAGATAACGTATTAGTATTTCTTAACGGTATTGTCTTAGAAGGTGGTGGTACAGACTATAGTGTTTCAGGTGGAAATACTGTTACTCTAAGTACAGGTGCTACTGTTTCAGATGAGTTAAATATTGTAGCGTTTAAGTCCTTTACTGTAGCTGATGCTGTACCTAAATCTACTGGTGGGCAGTTTGATGCTAATGTAGACTTTGCTGCAGGTATTGACGTTACAGGTAACATTACTGTTACTGGTACTGTAGATGGAAGAGATGTAGCTGCAGACGGTACTAAGCTAGATGGTATAGAAGCATCTGCTACAGCAGACCAAACTGCTGCTGAAATAAGAGTTTTGGTAGAGTCTGCTACAGACAGTAATGTTTTTACTGATGCAGATCACTCTAAGTTAAACGCCATAGAAGCATCTGCTACGGCAGATCAGACAGGCGCAGAAATAAAAACTTTGTATGAAGCAGAAGCTAATGCTTACACAGATGCTAAAGATACTAAACTGTCAGGTATTGAAACAGGTGCCACAGCAGACCAGACTGCGGCTGAGATACGCACTCTTGTAGAGTCTGCTACAGACAGTAACGTCTTCACTGACGCTGATCATACTAAGCTTAACGCTATTGAAGCAGGAGCAACTGGCGATCAAACTAACGCTGAAATCAGGGCGGCGGTAGAAGCCGCTACTGACAGTAATGTGTTTACAGATGCAGACCATACAAAGCTAAACGGTATTGAAGCTAGTGCAGATGTAACAGATACTACTAACGTAACTTCCGCTGGTGCCTTAATGGATAGCGAGGTTACTAACCTAGCACAAGTTAAAGCATTTGATAGCTCCGACTACGCTACAGCCGCACAGGGTGCTACTGCTGATGCTGCGCTGCCTAAAGCTGGCGGCACTATGACGGGTAATATTAATTTAGGCGACAACGACAAGGCCATTTTTGGCGCTGGGTCTGACCTA